ACTAAAGTCCAACAAGTAGGTGCAGAAAAATCAGGAATTGATGTACCTACTGTATAATCAGCATCTGCTCCCCAACTTTCGTTAGTTAGCATATCACAATATATCTTTCCCCAATTTATGTTATTTGCCATATATAGTACAATTAGTTTTTTTTGTTTTTGTTATATAAGCTAAATACTGTTTTAACTTAATAACATTTTCTTGCTTTGGTTTATACTTCATAATACCCATCCCTCAAAACTTGCATCCTTGTCAGGATATACATCATCGTTTGAATTGGTATAGTATTCAGGGAATTTACTACTTGCGTTAAAACTCATATAATTAATGAATCTGTCGGTGTAGTATTGTGCTACATTTCTTTCTTTTTCTATTAAGAAATCAACCTCATCCTTTTCTACATTTGTAGCGTTCTCTGAACTGTGCTTAAATACTCCTTTGTTTGCTATTGTATAAGCAGCGAAAGGTAAATACTCAACCATTGCCCAATGTATTAACATAGGTTTTACGTGGTCGTTTACTAATGCTAAATAATCTCCTGCTAAAGTACTGCCTTCTATATCACTTTGAATTTTATTGTAAAGGTCAGTTCCTAAATAGTTTTGGATATGTATATCTTGTGCAATCTTAATGTATTGTAAGAACTTGTCAGTATCTACGTTACCATTAACGGAAGTAAACTTTACTAAATCCTTTCTTGTTATGAATAATGCTTCTGCCATTTCTTACTTATTTACAAATCCTTTATTAGGCATATCTACAGGTCGTTTAGCTACCTTTGGGTCATTAACTTCAGGAGTAAACCCTTCTTTCTTTGCCTCGTTAACACTTATTTCTGCATTTGGATTGGTAGCATCAGGCGTTACATTTTTTGCCATATACGTTTTACGCATCCAATAGTGATGACACGCTCCTCCGCCCTTATAAAACCAAATGTCGTAGGTATCTGCTCCACCTAATCCCCATCCTGCATTTACTGCTAAATTGCTCATTTGTTGAATATCCTCTTTGCGATATATCTTTGCAGCATCAACCATTTTCTTGCAAAACTCCCTTGAATTAGATTGTGTAGCTAATGGTGCATATTGGTAACGAACTTTAAATTTCATATTATCAGCTTCGCCATCTTGTTCGCTTTTAGCATTTGGTCTTGCACTTCCTGTACTTGCTAAACCAATCATTTTGTCTAATGCTTCTTCTTGGTCGTAATCAACTGGTCTTTCATCTACTAAATCCCACCCTTCTAAATCTTCTTCTTCTCCAAATTCATCTAAAAGGTCAAACATTTTTTTGTCATCAAAAGTAGCTGATAGTTTAACTCCTGTTTCTTCTTCTCTTGATTCGTCTGTAATTGCATTATCTGTTTCAATAAACGCTAACGGTTGAAGTGTTTTAAAGTAAAGTTTTAAGCTAATACCATTAACTGCTAAAATATCGTCTATATGCTCACAAATCAATTCTTGGTAAGGTTTTATAGTTATATTGTCAAAAAGTAAAGCAGCGGTCTTTATTTCGTCTGCATTTGAACCTAAACCATTGTTTTCTGTACGTATTCCTAAAAGCAATGGACTTGTTACCCTATGTGCTACAATTAGTTTAGCTGAACACTCATTAGATAAATATTGGTAGTGTTGGGGTGCATCGTTTAATGGAATGTCATCAACTGTGGTTTTACTTTCGGCATTGTTGTTAAAAGCTATAATTACTTTTTCGCCTCTTGCTCCTGTCAGCTTATGCATTACATCATTCTTGATTTGCATTTGCTTTTCACGGTCAGGAATACCGTTGTTAAAGTTGACTACCTTTGTTCCACTAAAACCATTCTGTACATCGTTAATTAAGTAGTCGGCTATTTCACTTTCTAATTCAGCATAAGCCAATCCACCTTGATAATCTACAGGGCAATAGTAATCATATCCTGATACGTATTTTTTTATAATTTTAATTTCAGGCTCTTTACCATTACCAAAACCAAAAGCAGCTATACGTTGAGGTTTATCACTACGTTTTACCTTTGCCCAATTAGGATGATAGTAATACGCTTCTATTTCCCCATTGTCGTTACATTTTTCTGCTCGTAATGTTTGACGTGGGAAGTGTTCAGCAGCTACAACTCTACCATTTTTGTAAAGCACTTGAAAAGAACCCTCACCTAAAAGTTTAAGGTCTAATGTTACTTTGCGTAAACAACTATCCTTAAAGATTGAACGCATTGCAGCATATTCATCAGGCTTTGAACTACTATCTAACGCATCAAGACCTTTACCGTAAATCATATTAGTAACCCCATTAATAATAGAGTTGTTTGTAGTTGAATTGGTATAAAGGTCTATCAGGTAAGAATAGTAATCATTGTCATCTCCATACTCTACCCAATCACGGTTTTTATCTTCGCTTATTTTAGGGCGGTTGTAAGAAGCTAAATTAACTATATGTAAATTATCCATTATAAAGTAATAAACTCGTTATCTGTATCATTAAAAATATATTCACTCTCGTTTACTGTGTAAGCTGGTAAATCAGTTTGGTTTGTGCAATATATTTTATCCTTAAATATTACATCACCACTACTCTTTATGGTTAGGTTATATGTAACATCTTGCTTTAGGTTAAAAGTAGCATTATAACGGTTATAATACAAGTTTTCGGTTATACTTGTAGTATTTACGTTATGCACTTCTGTATTAGTTGTTTCATTCACTATTGTAACGTTATAGGTGTTACCACTTGTAAAAGTTCTTGGAATGAAATCAATGTTTTGTGCCGAAGCACTTTCTTGTAATACTATCATATTTATACAATAATATTTTTTGTTTTTTGTTATAATAAAAAAGGGCAGCATATAGCCACCCTCTTAAATCAAATCAAATAAGATTTAGAAATCTGTACCTGATGTAACCGTTACTGTACCAGTAAGTCCTGCAAATGGGTTTGCAGATGTAGCACCATCTAAAAAGTTAGCAGGTTTTAATTCAGAAGCAGAAAGCGTTAAAGTGTACCCACTTAAATCACCCATTGCCGCTCCAGTTGAAATTGTTCCACCTGTTACTTCAGCACCGTGTTCTGCGCCCATTAAAAACGCATTTCCATTATAATCAGCCACTACAATATGCGGTCTGCCATAAGACATTAATTTTAATTCTTTGTGGTCTTCTTTACTTAATTTTTTCAAAGTAAGATTAAGAGTTTGCTCAAAGAAAGTCGTTCCGTTTTCTCTTGAGGAAGTGATAGTTTGTTCAAAACTACTATTTCCTTTTAATTCGTATTTGTAAGCAGTAACTGCACCCAAGTCATCAATTACGTCTGTATCGGTAAGGTCATAAGAAATTGTAATATCACCATAATCAATGAAATATACTTCTTTAATCCCTCCAACGACGTCTTTGCACGGTTCAATTCTACCTTTAGTTAATTCACAAGACATATTATTTTGTATTAAAAAAGGGTAGGCAGATTAGTTACCACCTACCCTCTTTAGTTAGTTATTTTTTTTTTAAGAATAAAGTACTATTTGAGAACCGATACCGTATTCACATCCAGCAGTAAATCTCATTACAACTCTTACGTTTTGAGAACCATCAATGTCAGCCATATCAATAACTTTAACTTCGTTGTGGTCAGCTAATAGACCAGTTCCAAAGTAAAGGTTAGATTTAAGGGCAGCCATAGCATTGTTATCTGCAAGACCATTAGCAACAAAAAGAGAAACACCATCAAAAGATAATGCTCCACCTTGCCACCACATAGTTCCTTTGTTATCAAAACCAGCAGCACCTAAATTACTTGCAAATCCTCCTAATGCTCTTACGTAAGCACGTGCGATGTTTTGAGAAACATAAATATTTAAATCTTCTTTTCCGTAAAGTTCAGAAGGAATAGCATCTACAATTTTACCTAATTCTGTAATTACGTTTCCTGCATTTACAGTAGTACCAGTTACGTCAATTACAGTTCCATCAGCAGTAGCTTTAGTTACAAGACCATCAAACTGACCACTTGTAGCAGTTGAACCTGCCCAGATAGATTGCTCAGTTCTTTGTGCAACTTTAGCTGCAACGTGAGAAATTAAGAAATCAGAAAAAGATGATGGAAGTGTGTCGTGAGCTGAATACCCCATAGAAATAGCTTCCCAATCGTTTTGAAAATCTGATTTACAAAGTTGTAAGTTTACTTGTTGAAATTCAGGTGTTAAAGTACGCTCATCAAGAGTAATTGTACTTGTAGCCGTGAAATCACAAGACGCATCTTTTACGATGTCATCTGTAGAGATAGTTTTGATTACCTCTTGGAATTTAACGTTAGGCTTTACTGTAAGACCTCCGTTTTCTAAAGTACTTGCAGAAAGCAAAGCTGCAGATATATACTGTCCTGCAAATTCACCATTATATGCAACACTTGCGTTTTGGGTTGTTGTTGTTGGCATTTTTTAATTATTTATTAGTTATTATTTTTTTTTACTTTTTAATGTTTGCAATTCTTTGTAAAACTCTATCCGATGTGCTTAATGCTCTTTTTTGTCCATACAGATTTAAGTTTACTTTTTCTTCTTTTTCAGGATTGTGAGTTACTTTAGCGATTGGTTCTTCAGCAGAAAGTTCTACTTCTTCTTTTACTTCTTCAGTTGTTTCCTCGCTTAATTCCTCTTTTACCTCTTCTTTGGTTTCCTCAACTTCTTCAGAACTCATTTCTTCTTTAGGCTCAAGCATAGCTTTGATTTCTTCAATCATTTTCTTAACCTCTGCAAGTTCCTCTTTGGTTGCATATCCCATTTCTTCCTCTGCTGCTTCAACTTCTTCTTCAGCAGGTGCTTCAGCAGGTTCTTCCGCTGCTCCTATAGATGCAATAATACCTTCTTCTTCAACTTTAAGCATTTCGCCATCTTCTAAAGTGTATTCGCCTACAGGTAGTGCTACTTTTTCATCTTCTGTTACAATGAATACTTCACTTCCTACTGCGAAATCTTCACTTTCAATAACAGTTCCGTTTTCCAAAGTAGCTTGCGCTAATTTTACTTCTTGGACTTCTTCAAGTTGAACCCCAACAAGTTCTTTTACTTTGTTTAACATATCTGTTGCTTTCATATATATATCAATAAATTAATATTCTATTTGTTATGTTTTTACTTAAAATTATAAATCATTTCTATTTTAGCACCTATGGTTTCAGCAGACTTTAATTCTGTTAAAAGTCTTGTTGCTTCTTTATATACAGGGTGGTTTTTCCAATCAAATCCTAATTCGTCTGCTTGTCGCATAAACTTTTCAAGTCTAATACCTATATCGTTTAACAACTCATTCCCCCTTTTTTCTATATCTTTGCCTGAATTGTAGTAAGTATTATTAAAAGATTTTACTAAATTTTCTATTTTAGTTGCATCACTATTAGCATTATCCCCTAATTTTTTTCTTTTTTTTGACAATTCTTTT